TAAATGAAAAATCATCGAAAAAATCAATATTGCATGAATCACAGGAAAGAGTACAGCAAGTACTAGATGATGCTGGAATTGAATACAATAGAGTAGTTGATAATGGCAATGGTGGTACAATTGATATTTCTGAACATTCTATTGGCGATATTGATGCTGTTAAAGATGTATTAGCTAATGCTGGTATTGATAGTTATTGGGTTCTTAGATATATAGATGATCAGAATGAAGGACTTACTGAAGAAGTAGACGTTAATATCAATGATAAGACAGCCGCTGAAGATGCTGTTAAGATTGAAGATTCTGAACAGGAACCTATCAATGAAGAACTCGATAAAAAAGACTACTCACATAAAATGGAAGACAAGGTAGCTGATGTTCAAATTCAATTAGATGATCTTTCTAATGAAGCTGACGAAGAGGGTCTTTCTGAAGTATCTAAAGCTGCTAAAGAAGCTCGTGATGCTTTTGAAAAGAAGTCAATCGTCGAAGACTCAGATGTCGATATCAATGATGACTATGATGCCTCTATCTTTGATAAACTTGGAGATGATATTAAGAAATGTTGAACATTAGAAGATTTAGAGAAAGTAACTAAGCAGATCAAAAAAGCTAAACTTCCGAAGTATTTAAAGACAGACCTTATGAAATCTGTGTTTAAACAGGGTCGAATTTTTAAAGCTAAGGTAAGTGATCTTAATAGAATAATTGAAGATCCAGATTTATCTATGATAAATAGATTTATGAAAGTTGAATCAGTTGATAAAGACTCTAATAAAGAAGCTGAAGATGCTGAGAAGCTTGAAGATTGTAAAAAAGATCCAATTCTTGACGAGTCACTAAATGAAGGTTTGATTAAGGCTGGTGACATTGTTTATATGACTAAATCTTGAGGTGGCATGGAAGGAAGAGATATTGAAGATAGATATTTTAGTTCCGAAGAAGCTGCTATTAAAGATGCTAGTCAAGAGCAATGAAATTCTAGTTTTAGTCTTTATAAAGTTGAATTTAAAGATGCTGGTAATGGAAAACTTGCAAAAGATACTCAATTTATTAGAAAATTAGATGAATCTCTAAAAGAAGATCTTGATGAAGTATCTGTAAAAGCTGATGATCAGGAAGTTAATGTATCAGTAGAACCTGATGGCAAATTAAATATTTCTATTGATCCTAAAGCTGAAGAAGAGAATGTAGCTAATGATGCTGAGATGATTGCTCCTCTTACAGACGAAGAACAAACTGAAATCACTGGTGAAGCTGAAGCTCCAGTTGAAGAAGCTCCAGCAGAAGATGAATTTGAAGTAGATGAGTTTGATGAAGATTCATTCAATGATTTAGGTGAATCATTCTTAAAGAGAGTTTACGAAAATGTTAACTCTTTCAATACTTCAAAAGTATCTTATAAGAAAGGTCAGTTAGTAGTTGAAGGTCTTATTAAGTTCAACTCTGGTAAAGAGAAAGCTACTAAGTTTGTATTCGAAGGTTTCAAGAATACTAAACGTGGAAAGACTTTAGTTGCTGGTATTAATGAGATGTTCTCTAAATCAAATAGAGCATTCTTATTAAAAGGTAACTTAGCAAACAAAAAGTTTGTCAGCGAATCATTAACATATAACTATACCGCTAAATCTATTAATGAATCTAACGAAAGTGATACTGTTAGGGTTTACGGTAGAGCAGTAATTAGAAAATAGGAGAATTATTGGCAGTGAACAAAAACTATGGATTATTAAATCAAGTTGATGTTAAGCTACAAAGAAAATACTTCAACGAAATGGTTAATCTTAGAGGAGTTTTCTGCCAATATCAGTATCCTTTAAGTAATAAGAACTATACTGATCAAGGAGAACTTAGATCAAGCTATAGTGAACCACAAACCGTTGGTTGTATATTTAATGAACATCTAGATCAGAAGACTACTAAGAAGATGGGTTGGAACAGTGAATTAGATACTGAGGCAACTGTCATTAGTGTACCTTATGATTTAGAAGAACTTCAAGTAGGTTGTTTGTTTGAATTACCAAGTGCATTTGATAATTCACCTGGAAGATTATTTAGAGTAGTTGAAATGTCAGCTATACCTGCTTATCCAGCAAGTATATCATGTAGAGTTGTACCTGAATATGAAAGTACAATGTCTGATGCTGATACAAAATCATTTACTAGTTCTAATTTCAATCTTCTCAATGAAGAAGATGAGGAGCATTTTAAATGAAAGTATTAAGAGAAGCAGCGGTTAATAGCATTAACCAAGCTAAAAATGATTTTAATGATGCTCAAACCTTCGAAGAAAAAGTTGAAGTTTTCTCTGAATTCGCGAAAGAAAACAGAGTATTAAAAGATGATGTTATTGATAAAATAACAAGCTATACTCCTTCATTTGTAGTTAAATGGATCAATGCGATGAGATGAGATGAAATAGGAAGAGATGGAAATGAATTTATTTTCCTATTAAATCATATAACTCCTGCAAGTATAGCTTTATCTAGCGAAGATCACTTTACAAAAATTTATAATGTGTATGCTGCTAATTATTTTGAGAACGAGTATTTAGCAGGAAATACAGATTCTGATAAAATATATCAATGTTTGATTTTAGGATTTAATTCAAATTCTGTATATGATTGAGATCAGAATGAGATTACAAATACATTCAAGCTGTACAATAATCTAAGAAATAGAAATATCTCTGATGAGCAGATGAGAAATATTTTTTTAGAAGATCCTGATGTAGCTGAACCTGAACAAAGCAATCTAAATTCATACGCTGATATCATGTCAAAAGCTCAAGGAGCTGGAGCTAAGAAAGAAGAACCTAAATCAAATGATGATATGTCAGATGAAGAAGCAAATAACTTATTGAAGAAACTATTACAAAGACCTCAATTTGAAGGCAAGAATGCTATTCAGATATTAAATGATTTAGGAATGATTAGATAATGCAATTAACAATTCATAATAAAGATCTTTATAGTAAAGAATTTGTTTTCGGATATCTGAGAAGGTATATATATGAGTTGTTCATAAAACATAATGATCCAATTAGATTTAAGGTCATAGATAAAGAATTTGGGATTGATTGTTTAGAAGCTGTAAAATATGCATTAGCTAATTTACAAGTAAGTGAAACTACAAATTCATATCTTATTTCTATAAATAAAAATTTAAGATATAAGAATGCAAATCTAGATTCGCTTATCAACCTAATCACTTATGGCAATCGTTCTTGTAAAGGATATACGTTAGTGTATGATATATTTAATTATATAGCTAATAATTTAGATATAATTTATAAGGAGTGATTAGATGGCAATTAGATTTTACGATTCAGCCTTAACAGATAAAATAAAATCTTGGGTTAAAGATCCTAATATGACCATTCTTGGTCCTAATGAATCTTCAAGATTATTTCAGTTAAAAGCTGATGAGAGTGGTGATAAGCCATTAAAGTTACCTCTTATAGCTATATCAAGGGATACTAACTTCGATATTATATCTACAGCTAAGAAACCATTAACTTATGATGGTGGCCACTTAGATGCTACTGAAGATACATCAATGTTATTGAACGGTATTCCAATTAGCTTAGCATATCAGTTAGATATTTATTGTAAGTATTTTGCTGAAGCGGATGAATATGTTAGGAACTTTATATTTAACATAATTAATTTTCCTAACGTCCATATAGAGATACCGTACAATGATGCTAAGGTTGTTCATAACTCAACTATAAGCTTAGAACAAACGGTATCAGATAACTCTGACATTCCAGAGAGACTTATTCCAGGTCAATTTACTAGAATGTCTTTAAGAATAACAATAGACGATGCTTACTTATTCAGTATACCATTTATGGATAACTGGAAAATTGAATATCCAGCAGGCGTTAAAGTTATAGATTAATTAATTAAGGAGAAAGTTAATACATGCCAGTAATTAAAATTAGTGAGCAGGAAAGTACTTCGTTTGCAGAATTTGATGCTACTGAAAACTCTGTACTTATTCCTATGCTTTATACTAGAAGCTTTGTAACTGACTCTGAAGGAAATGTCACATATGAAGAATCAGAAGATATAAGAGGTAAATTATATCATAATTCTCAGACATTTAGACAGGAAATGATTGACCATAAGGTCTTCATTGATGAAGAAGGTACATACGATAAATCATTTGTTATGGCGTATGAGTTACTGCTTCAGGGACTTACAGTTATTATAAAACCAATTACTTTTAATAATGCTGATTACACTCAGAGGAGTGCAGATGATACTCAGGATATTACTGTAGTTGAGTTAGAAAAAGCTTATGAAATTCTTGAAAATGCAATTGTAGAAAAGAATGTATTGAAAGAATTTGAAGATAGAAACTTATATAATATTAAATTTATTTCGTCAGGTGGATATACAAACTGCAGTACTGAAGATAATCTTAATTTAACAATGTTTACTATTCTTAAGCAGTTGGCAGCATCTAGAGGTGATGCTATTGCATTAGTAGAATATGATCAAACATTTGTTGATGAAGAATCTATCATTGCAGCAGTTAATAATTCCGGTGCTTCTGATAATATGTATGCTGTTGGTTGCTTACCTTGGTATGTATCATCAACAACTGCTACAGGTTCTAATGTAGATATGGAAATGCCTGCTAGCTTCGGTTACTTGATGGCCTATGCAAATAGTGTTAAATTTAACTCTAATTGGTTTGCAGCTGCGGGTGTTGTAAGAGGATATATTCCTAACTTTAAATCAGCTACATACGAGGTAGGTGAAGCATTAATGCACTTATTACAGTGTGATGAAGATGCAGAAGGAACTAAACCTGACTATGTTGTTAACCCTATTTATAATGCTGGCAATTATGGCTACAGAATCTGGGGTAACAGAGTTTTAGGTGGCAATGATTCTACTCTTATTGATAGATTCATGAACTTCTTAAATGTAAGAGTTCTATTATGTGATATCAAAAAGCAGATTTATCATTCAGCAATGAGAGTTACATTTGAACCTAACGATGATATTGTATGGATTAACTTTAAGACTCTTGTAAATCCTTTGTTAGAAAAAATGAAGAGTGGTAGAGGTATATCTTGGTATAAATGGACTAAAGAATATACTCCTGAAAAAGCTACTATTAAAGCTATTCTTACAATCAGACCGATTGAAGCATTAGAGAATATTAAAGTTGATATCGTATTAACTGATGAAGATGCTTCTATTTCGGAGTTAGTATAGGAGGAATTTAGATGGCTACAACAGAATTCGGAACGTTCCATTTATCTGATAACCCACGTCAGTACCAACCTGTAAGAACTAATAACTTTAGATTTCTAGTACAAGGCTTAGATAGATTACTTAGAGTCGGTGGAGATGAAGCTGATGCTAATGACTATATTTACAATGCTCAGGAAGTATTAGATTTCTCAGTTGTAAGATTTGTTGAACCTGATTTTAAACAGGACGAGATAAACGTTTCAAGAGGTAATAGTGAAATTTGGTTCGCTGGTAAAGCTCATTACAGCACAGGTGATTTAGTCATTAATGACTTTGCAGGTGCTGATGGTAAATCTATTTTAAGAGCTTGGCAAGCATTATCTTATAATCCAGTCGATGATACAATTCCTTCATCAGATGTTTATAAGAAAGATGCTATATTATTAGAGTATCTTCCTGATAATACATTAATTAATTATTGGGAATTAAAAGGTTGCTGGGTACAGAGTATTAATACTACAGGATATGATAACGACAATTCTGATAAGAAACAGGTAACTGCAACTATCAGATTTGATAAAGCTATTCCTCATAAAGGTGAATAGTTAAAATTAATTAGATAGAAAGGCAGATAGAGATATGATAGTACAAAAAGAATATAGAGCTGGTAATATTGTTAATAATACTTACATTGACGATGTAGATAAAGTTGATGTCGGTGCTTTTGATGATGGTACCAGCTTTTGTAACATTTATAAAAAACATAGAAAGAAAGATGATGACTTCGAGACTATAACAGTCGATGGTTTTAATGTTTATATTCTAAATAATGATGGTAAAACATTAAGAGCTTTAAGAAGCAAGAGATAGGGAGATAGACAGATGACAAAAGAACATGTAACAATTCAAGAAGATTTTGAGTTGCCTAGTAGAGGATTGATTTACGGTAATAAGTTCGATCCTAAAGTATCTTTAAGATCAATGACAGTTGAGGATGAGATGAAGAGATTATCTCCTTCTAAATTTCCTTACAAAGCAATGTCAGAGATTATTGAATCATGCTTAGCTGAAAAATTACCTATATCAGTTTATGATCTTTGTATTGGTGATTATACTTATCTTCTTCATAAACTAAGAGTTGTAACTTATGGATCTGACTACAAGATCAAGTATATATGCCCTAAATGTGGCCATGTAGATACAACAATTATTAATTTAGATGAGATGAAGATCAATAAGTATAATGACAAAGTAAAAGATATGATTAATGTTCATCTTCCTGTGACTAATCATGATGTAGAAATTCGATTTCAAACTCCTAGAGATTTAGATAGGATTCAGAATGATGCACAGAAGATGAAAGAGGAATTCCCCGATATGAAAGGCGATCCTACTTTTCTTCTTACTTTACAATCAATTATTAAGTCTATAGATGGAAATCCAGTTGATCCAATCATGATTAAGGAATCATTAAAGAAACTACAAATGAAGGATGTTAATATTCTATCAAGGGCAGCCACAAAATTAAATGAAAGTGTTGGTGTATCTAACACAATCATAATAAAATGCGGAAGGTGTGGTGAAGAATCAAAAGTACCCTTTCGTTTCACCGAAGAGTTTTTTGGACCCACTATTTAGGGAAAATGGTGATTTATATGCTCCATGACGATATAAAGAAATAGTGAGGGACTGCTATAGCATTTCTAAAACTTGTAACACATCTTATATGGATGTTGTTCAGATGACTCCTCGTGAAAGAGATTATATAATCGAATTTATTGTAGAAGATCATGATAGATTGCAAGAAGAGATGGAAAATCGTAAGAAGCAATATAACTAATGGAGATATAGATGGCTGGTAATCAGAGTGAACAGATCAAGCAGGAACGAAGCGCTGTTGCAGAGTTAAGAAAACGAACTGATCTGAATAAAAAAGAGCTTGAAAAATTAAGTAAATATGAACAAGATTTAGCTAAAGAAGCTACTGAATCGAAGTATGCTTTACTTAGAGAAGCTGAAGAAGATGCGCATAAAAAGCGATTAGAGAATTACAAAAAAGAAGGCAAAGTCTTTAAAGGCATTATTGAGGGCGCTGTCGGTTCTTTAGACGCTGTAGGTAAAACTGTAGGTGCTATTACTAGCACTTTAACTTCTCAAATAGATAAAAGCTTAGATAAGTATATCGATGCTCAACAGTCAATGGCCGCACATCTTACTGGAGTCGGCGGAGGCACTGGATCATCTGCGTTAACAAGCTTAACAAATTCTCTTCAAAGTACTCTTAGTGCTACTAATTTAGTAAGACAAGAAAGAGTATTTGATAATTTAGTTAACTATGTAAAAGCCGGTATCAATTATAATGTTGAGCAGAGAGCTTTTTTACAAACATTAGCTGATGATATTGATTTAGTATTTAATACAGCCAATGGTTCTCTAGCACAATTAATTAGGTTACAAAATCAAGACTCCACAGCTAATCGATTAGCTATTGAGTATAGCTTACAAAAATTCTTAAATCAAAATTATCAGACTTCTGAATATATAAAAGACAGTTATGAAACTGTAGCTAATGCATTATTAACTTCTCAATCATTGATGAATACTAATAATGCTATGAATTTTGAAGCTGCTGTGCAAACACAATTAGGTTCTATGTATAGTGCTGGTATGAATTCAGGTACTATCAGTAACTTAGCCACAGCTATCAATGCTTTAGGTTCAGGTGATATTTCGAATGTAGGAACAGGTATCTCTAATCTAGTTTTAATGGCTGCTGCAAGAGCTGGTCTAGACTATGGAGATATTTTAAATAGAGGACTTGATGCCACTACAACTAACAGGTTATTATCTAGCTTAACTGATTATATGGCTGAGATGAATGATAATCAAAGTAATGTAGTAAGATCACAGCTAAGTAGCTTATTTGGTGTAAGTATCACAGACTTAATGGCTGCATCTAATTTAAGACAGACAACAGGTGGTGCCACTACAGATATTGGAACATTATTCGGTGATTATGGAGACTTTGTTACATTTGGAACAGGATTACGAAATACTATTTCTAATTTAATGTTCTCATTTGGAACTAATATGGCTTCTAGTCCAGGACTCCTTGCTAGTTATGAGATAACCAAAATGATATCAAAATCTGGTATCGGCCAGATGCTTGAAGGAGTGGGTAGTACATATAAGAATGTTGCATTGCAGATTGCAGGTATTGCATTAAGTAATGCACAATTAATTCCTATTATTGCTAGTTTATTTGGTGATAATGGATTAATAAGTGATATAGGTAGCTCTATAAATGCTTCTAGTAAAGGAATAAGTGGCATATTTAATTCATTAGCAGGATCTCCTAATTCTACTGTAAAGGTTTCTGGAGCAGGAGTATCTGGAAGTATGTATTTATCAAGTACAGGAACTGGAGATATTCTTTCAGGATCAACAACTAGTTTAAATGAAGTAACATCAACTGTAACATCAGTTGAAGGTGATAAGGTAACATTAGAAGAAAATGTTTCTTATATTAGAGAAGATGTTGCCTCAATATTGGAGATCTTAGATACTTACATGGAAGTTATGTCTGATGGTATCACAGGATTAGCTACAGCTATGGCACCTGTTACAACTGGAATTGCTTATGCTGTTAATGGTACAATCATATAGGAGGATAGATGAAATATAATTTTGGAGAAACAGGTTTAATTGTTGGATACATTAAAGAACTCCTTCATAATTTTAATCTTCCAGCGGTACCAGTATTTAAAGATGGTGATACTCCTTTTGAAGGAAGAACGTATATAAAAAATAACAAAGTAGTTAAATATGTAAATGGTAAGTTTAAAGAACTTACTTTTTACACGTATAATACTCCTATTGTTAATCTAACAAGAAATCTTGTAATCAATTCTTCTGAGTATGACAGATATACTCATACTTACTTAGGAGATTTTCTTAGATTTATCAGAGATTATAAAGGAGTTGATTTAATGGGTATGTATAACTGTTTCTCAGGAGAAACTCCTAAGAGATTAGAGTACTCATTAAATATAGATTCGGAAAATGATTCTAGTTCTTTAGAATATATTTATTATAAAACAGTAACAGACGATGATGGAAACGAAGTCAGGATCAAGGGTAAATTTGTAGATTCTTATGAAGATGTTTCTACTATCGATGCTAAAGGAAATAAAGAAACTCATAAAGAATGAAAAAAAGTATTCAAGTCATTGGAAGAACTTGGTTTGAGCGAAGACTATACAATTAAAACAGGAAGTAATTCGGTAAAGTTTGAAGTCAATACAGACAACACTGGATATAATTACTATTTAATTCCTGTGAAATTTGGTCAGATGTATACAATCGCTATTAATTCTGAAGTTAAGTATGAAATGGCATGCATTTTATATAATGATATATTTATTTCAGCTACTCCAGAATCTTTAGTAAAAGAATCTTACAAATGTTTTGGAGGATCGAGATTTAACTCACCAATAGTATATAGTACAGATTTTAGTTGTGCTAAAGATTTATGGAGAAAAGAAAGAGATCTTAGATTATTGATTAAACTTCCTAGTGAAGTAGACTCATCAATTGTTGTTTTAGAAGGAAACTATTCTCCTTGCTCAAATGTTATTGACGGCTCATTAGTAACTAATTTCATTTATAACGAAGAGAATCTTCCAGAAAGTTACTTTAGTAAAAATTCTTTATTGGCTTTGGATGACAAGAATAGTTATCCATTCGCTGATAAATTAATTCAATATTTACTAGGACACGTAATAAACAAAACTGATCCTATTTCAGATAATATAAAGAGAGTTCAGGATATTATTTACAGAGATTCAAATCTTGAAGGTTATTATGGTATTTGAGATAAGACACTGACAAGTAAAGTCCATGATAAATTATTAATGAATGATATTACTAAAGGAACAGAAGAAAAGCATGGTAATAAGATTCTAATTAGAGAAGGTAATGAAACTCGTGAGGAAGTACTTACAAAGAGATTTATCGATACACATGAAGATTTACTTGGATATGTAGATAAAGATGTAGAAACTCTTTTGAGGTTAATATAATGATTTTTAATTCATATATTTATTTGTATCATTTAAATAAGTTTTGTGTTTTACCTGACTATCCAGAATCATTAAGCGATACTATGGGGTCTACGTTCGCAGAAACAAATGCATTGGCTAGAACTGCACCTGTATTTTCATACCAGAATTCTGGTCCTAGAAATATCTCCACTGTAAGTTTAAGATTACATAGAGATATGATGGAAGGGCTAAACTTTAATGTAAGTAATCTAAAAGAAGGTGTTGTAGATTTTACAGCTGATGATTATGTAGATACATTAATTAAGTATCTTCAAGCTGCAGCTATTCCTAAATATAACGAGTATTCATCTGGATCAAAAGCAGTAATTCCTCCAATGGTAGCTTTACGATTCGGTAATGATATTTTTATTAAAGGAGTTATTAACAGTACTGTACAATGCACTTATCAGAAACCAATTTTATGGAATGATAAATATGCTGTAGTTGACATCGGTTTCTCTATATATGAAACTGATCCTTATGATGCTGCAGCTATTTCAGAGCAAGGATCATTCAGAGGAATAACAAGAACATTTAAGGACGGTATTTATTCAGATACTGTTTCAGCTGCTTCTCAGAATTCTTCTACTCCAGCAAATAGTTCAAATGGAACTACAGTACCTAGAACAGTGAAAACACTTGATGGTATTACACAGGAAAAGAAGAAGACTGCTAATATAAGTACGACAAAACATAAATTCGTAGTTACAGGAGTAGAGTAATTATGGATATTTTAACAAATAAATCTAAAAAATTCTATACCTACACTTCAAGGTATAGCACACTACCATATTATTACAACACAGTGGATAAGAAATATATCTATGGTATCTCTAAAAACTTAAGAGATGATACTGAATATGTACTCCACGTTGTTAAAGATATTGATACTTATGATTCACTGGCTTTACAGTATTACGGAAGACCAGATCTTTTCTGGGTTATATGTGATTTTAATAGAGTTCACGATCCTTATACAAAACCAATAGATCAATTTAATTACTTATATATACCAACATTAAGTGGAATTAGATATAAAGACTAATGGCAGATATCACTAGAGAATCAAATAGAGT